CTGGCGGCGTTGGCTTGCGCCTTCACCGATGACGGGGCCGGTGTAGTTTCTTGTGACATTAGCCTTGCTCCTTGATCATCGCGTTGAGGTCTTGGCCGGTCTGTTCACCCGCCGTGTTACGACCCAATCGTTCGAGAGTTTTCATGTCGTTTTTCTCGACCAATCCGCGAAGGGTCCGAAAGCGACTTGCCGCATTCTTTAACTGGCCCTGCTCTACTTCCCGTGCTTGGTTGGAGTTGCCGTTTTGGCCCGGTGCCACGGGGGTATTACTACCCACGGACTTCCGGCCCGTATACGGCTTTACCGCCCCGGACTTGATCTCGTCCATGACGATCTTGCTCATGAGTAGATCCATATTTGCTGGATTCTCTGCCCACTGCGGTTGGGACTGTAGGGCACTTGCTACCTTGCCCGTAATCCGTTCCGCATCGTCCGCGCCGATCATGCCCTTACCGACCATGTCTTGGACTTGATTGCTTACGTGAAACGTGGACTGTATAGAGCCCGTCTGCTTATTCACGTAGTCCTTCACCTCTGACATGATCTCGTCTTTACTGGCAACGCCCTGCTTACCGATCTTGTGATTGAAGTGGCGGTCCAGCATTTCGTACACCTTGCCACCGGTCTCATCATCACCCAACATCTGTTTGATGTAGAGCTCCTCCGAGTCCGGTTGACCCGCGTTGGGGTCCGGCTGTTGGGTCTGTTGTTGATTTTGTTGTTGGTTTTGTAACCCTTGGGCATATTGCTGCCACTGCGCTTCCCGCGTTCGGAAAGCCTCTTGCATCTTACCCAAGTTTTCTTGCGCTTCATTCTTCTGAGAGTTCACCTCTTTGAAGCGGTCGTACGGAATCGGTCCTTGTTCACTGGAGTGATCTGACGTGTCACCTGACGATACCGATTCAGAGGCGGACGAGTCCCCGTATCCGTCCGATTCAGAGGCGGATGAGTCCCCTGCATGGCTTGCATCCGGCTGTACTTCAGACATTACATGTCCTTCAGAACGAAAAACGTCCGGTGTAGTTAGACCGAGGGGGTGTGGTAGAGGCACGCCCCCCGATCCGGTCCTCTACACCGGACGAGAAATTACTGCTGTATTACTCTACGGTACTGCTACCCGCATCGTATTGGCGTACGATACGAGGTCAACGTTTCATCGGAGATCAAACCGATCACAAAAGACCAACGAAGGCCTTGTGTCTGAAACTAGTACATCTTGCGCGGGGGCGCAGAAGAGTTCTTCTTCTTCGTCCCCTTGGTGCCGCCTTTGTTGGACGAGGACGCCTTACGCGGCGTCTTCGAGCCATACATTTTATTTCCCGCTGGCACGTTGCACCTCCTAGGTTACAGGTTGCCGTGCAGACTTGAGTTCGTGTTGCACGATGGTGTACCTCTTCTCATCCATACCTCTATATACGACTACCGGCTCGTCCCCCCGATGGAAGGAAACCAAGAAGTATTGCCCGTGGTTGATCATGTTGCGGGCAACGGTGTCTTGGACTTTAGGGTCTAAACCGGGTTCGATCACTATCGACCTCTGCTATATCCCGAAACCAACGATCCTAAATTCGGAGGTGGTTTACTTCCCAAGCGATTACGACCCATTGTGTTCTGCATCATATCTTGCACGTTGCCCGGATTCATTTGCGGGCGATTACCGCCCATAGTGTTCATCATCATATTTTCCACGCCACCCGGATTCATCTGTGCAGAACTAGCTGCCCGCATAGCGGCCATCAATTTTTCGATTAACTCAGCATTCGTATCAAATTGACCCCCACCAGCACCCATCGTATTCTGCATACTTTGTTCAATTCCCCGTGATGGCATCGGTGGACCCACCGGATTCACCATCGGTGCTGGTCCCATCGAATTCTGCATCAATTCCGCATAACGATTCAAGCTATTATTACTTAGCGGATTTTGAGGCGCACCACCGGCACCCATGGTCCCTTGCATCAATCGCATGATGTCTGCGGCTCTATTTGGCATTGTGTCCCTCCTAAAGGAGACCGGGTTCGATCAATTAACGACCTCTGCGAATCGCTTCCATCAAGGAGACGGGATTTTGCGCCCCGTACCGAGAAGGATCGTCGGTAGTGACGCCTCCACCCATTCCAAAGGCACCACCATACCGAGTCCCTGGAATAGGCATCTGCGAGACCTCTCCACTGCTTCTATCAAGGATGTAGCGCGTTCCCCCTATGTCAACATACCCATTCTGCTGTAGTTCCATTTCTTGACCACCGGAAAGTCCACCGAATCCACTGGCCGTTCTACCCGCGTAATCGGACCTTGAGGTCATCCCAGGTCCGGGCAATGGGGATGCATTACTGATATTTCGTACAGTACTAGGTGCCGGTCTCTGAGACATTTGCCGTCCATAGTCTTGACCCCGCGTCGTATAGTGCATGGGACTGCCGCCCCTGCCCTGTTGCATAGCTTGCATCAATTGTTCTACTGTTTGATTTGCCATTGTGTTTCTCCTAAAAAAGACCGGGTTCAATCAATTAGTTAGCGTCCCATCGTCCTCTGTTGCTCTTGCTGTATCCTTCTGGGATCTTCCTGGCGAAAAGGTTGCCTACTGGCACCAAAAGGCCGACCCGTGTCCATGTCGTGGGCATATGGTGCCATGTTTACTCCTCTTGCCCGGTTCACATTCAATCCAAACTGTCCTGTCTTCATAGGGCCATATCCACCTGGGTATTGTTGCCGCAATGAGTCTGACCAATGATTCTCAAATAACATATTTTGTATGGCTCTTTGTACTGCGTCAGACTCTGTTTGTTGCCATCCGCCCGGACCCGTCCTACCCGGCACGGCACCTTGAGTGAAATGCATCAGGCGGGATATTCTTTCCAACTCTTCTGGCGTCATATTTGCCGCATACTGGCTAGCCGGCGCCCGATTATAATTGCCGGTAACCCCATTGCCAAGTCCGGGTAGTGCCATTGTGTTTCTCCTACAGGTCTCGCGCCTGTTCGGCTTTATGAATCAAAAACTTGATCGTGCGTTGTATGCCGTCGATGATTCCGGCTTGATGCTTTATTTCCTCTATCGTGCCCGTGCGTGTGATGTCGATCAGTTGCCCTATTTCCTTTGCCTCGATCTGGCCCAACTCCGTCAACATTTCTTTCCACACAGTGTGGGTGGTGAAGTCGCGCCACTCACGCTTGCGTTTGGGATCGATCAACTAGCCCCGTTGTTGGTGGGGAAGGTGGGCGGATTGGGTATGGACGATTGCGGTTGCTTGTCTGCGCCTATCCCTGGGATGTTGCCACCGGACTGATTCATCATCTGCGCCATCATGCGGTCTTGTCCCCCTGGGGCGGGACCACCGCCCCCCTCTGCCGGTTGCCCCGGTTGTCCGCCCGCCTCTTGCCCCATCGCCATCTGCTGTTGCATCTGCGCTTGCATCTGCTTCTGCTGTACCTGCCGTTGATGTAGGGCGAAGTGGGCCATGTAACCCTCTTCGTTGGGACGGCCTAACGCATTGTATTCAGCAGAGGCAAGGAACTCCATCAATACCGTTAGGTGTTCGCCATCGTTGTCGGAGGGATGGACCGGCGCGGGCTTGTTGATGCCATAGAGGAACTGCGCCATTTCGCCATTCTCTTCGTCTTGGGTTTTGGGGTTGGTCTGCGCCACCGCCGTCTTGGGACCGATGTAGGTCTCTGGGTCGCGTATGCCGATAGAGCGAAGGTAGTACGCTTCGATCTCCCACCGCCTACCCGGATCTTGATTGACCAGCGGCGATGCCGCCGCCATCTGAAGCATGGCCTGTGCCTGTTGCTGTTGCACCTGTGCCGAATAACTCCCTTGGTTGGCACCCAGCCGGAAGTCGTACTCGCCCTGCATCCATAGGGCATCGCGGTTCAAGTCCATCGTCTGCGGTCCACTCTCCCCCTGTAGACGGAAGACGCGCTCTTCTGGTCCGTATTGCATTTCAAGGTCGTAGATAAACCGACAAAGGAATGAAAACGACTCCGCATCTTGGTTGAGGATCTCACTGGTCCGCGCCAGTGCCTCTTGTTGGGTACCGACAAAACCGGTGGCATGACGAGCCGCAGCACCCCGCGTAGGCGAGATCCCAAGGAACAGATCGGTGACGCCCACCACCCTTTCTACGAGGGTGTAGAGCATCTGCTCTTCCTGGGCATAAAAACTGGTGACGTTCGACATCGCCGCGAACTGCACATCCCCGATGTTGTCCACGGGGATACCCTTGAGGGGTTTGAGTTCGACCTCATCGGGGTCAAAAGCCGCACTCGCCCTATAGAAGAAGAAGGGCAAGTTGGTGGCGAAACCTACATCCAACCGCATGTTGTGGATGGTATCGAGCTCCGCCGATAGATGCTTGACGATCTCCATGATGCCCATGGAGTAGAAGCGGGTGGAGACCGTCTGGTAATGCATTTCGAGCAACGGTCTGTGACCGCGAAAATACAGGTCCGACAACCGAAAAGCCCCAAGGACTTTCTTGGGGGACCGCGATATGAAAACGACCATTTCCTCGTCATCGCCGGTATCGGGATCGGGGTAGGGACCAAAGTAGGTCAGTATTTCAAATTCGGGGTTGGGACGCGCCGACGCTTTGTCGTGCGACTGTGCGGATCGGTTGAGTCCATCGCGCCGATCTTGATGCCGCACCCGCCGGTTGTTCTGCCCCGTGCCTCCGGTATTGGATCGGTCTTGCGATGGGGCCGCGTTGATCCAGAAGTCGCGTTCCCCTTCTTCCCCTTCGATCTCTACATACGCCGATGCCGCCTTCTTAAAGAGCAACGACAGGGGTTCCCATTGCCGGACGATGACCCAATCGGCACCACCGGGGTTGGAGGGGCGGTTGGGCTGGCAGTTCATCGCGGAGGTGGGCACCACGAAATCGTCCCACTCCAAGGGCGTCAGTACCGGCCCATCGTAGAGGACGCCTTCCTCCTCGCGTATCTGCTCACTGTCCACCAGACGCGCTACGCCGTCTTCATCCTCAACAACTTCTGGGACGATGTCCTTGGTGCGGTACTTATAGGTATCCGCCGCATACGACAGTAGCGACACACTGCAACCGTGGATAAGGCGTATCTTGCTGGCCCTATTCCATAGAGACCGCGCATTCATGCGCTTCGCTTGCAGATCCCACTCTACGAGGTTCGCCGCCTTGGCAAACGTCTCTTGGTCGTTATCCTCTTCCGCAAGTCCACCGACGAGGGGGTTTTGATTGTAGACGCCCGCCGTGAGGCGCACGTTTACACTATCGACCAGCCAATACGGCATCTGGACGTGGAGGTCACTACTGCCCTCCCACGGTCCACTGCGCGGTTCGGTCTTCCCACGGAACATCTGGTCGTACAGTTCGTGAGAACCTTCCCACTCTTGCCGACCCTGTATCCCGTCATCATACAGGTCACCAACGAGGTCAAGGATTGACTCCTTATCCTCCTCAGAGAACCGGATGGGTTCGGGTGCTGCAAATTGAGGTGCCGCCATAATATCGACCTAACGGTTACGCGCAACGCCTTGTCAAGTGAGTATTGTGCGATTATTTACGATCGTGGATGCTGTTGGTGGGCCGTCTGCCGATCACCGGACGCCGGACGCCGTACTTTTTGCACAATTTATACAGGTGCTGAGTGCCGATACCCAACGCCTCTGCCGCATCCTTGTTGGTTGAATACAGCCTACAGACCCGCCGCAACTGGTCTTCTGTGACCTTAATTTTTTTCATCGATCAACCCCATCTGCGAGTAGCTGTCCGCCACCTGTTGCCGGATGACGGTGGGCAGCATCCACCAATGGCGCATATCCTCCGTGCCGTTCAACGCGGCGATACCGTAGTTGAGTCGTTCGAGGCGGTGCTGGCGCAGGGCATCACGGTCAATGCGTATAGCCTCATC